GGCGACATTTTTGACGACCATGAACTTGAGTCCTCATCCCTTCACAAAACTTTGGAGATTTTAAATGATCGAACTTCCTAACCGCCGTCCATGTGTTTCTCAAGATGTTGGTGAAGGTATGACCGTCACTGTTTCATACCACCCGAAATCAGGCGATGCGGTTGAGGTGTTTTTAACTGGTAGAGGCATGAAGGCTTCAGATAGCCCGATGACTGATGCGCTTTACAAGCTTGGCGTGGTCGCCAGCAAAATGATGCAAAAGGAAGATGATGATGAGCAAGCTGCTTGATTTAGTCAAACTTCACGAAGGCGTTGTCAGCCATGCCTATAAAGACAGTCGCGGATATTTGACTATCGGCTGTGGCCGGCTGATTGATGAAAAGCTTGGCGGCGGCTTATCAGACGATGAGATCAGCTATCTTTTGGCAAACGACATAAAGCGTTGCGAAGATGAAGCGGTCACATATGCGTTTTATCCAAAGCTAGATGAGGCCAGAAAGGCCGTCATTATTTCGATGCTGTTTAATTTGGGCAAACCAAATTTCGATAAGTTTCAAAATTTTCAAGCCGCGTTGTTGGTCGGCGACTACCGACTAGCTGCGGCTGAAATGTTGCGAAGCCGATGGGCGGATCAGGTTAAGGGCAGGGCTGTTGAACTTTCGCAGATGATGGAAAGTGGAGAATGGCATTGAGCAAAGTGATATTGGAATACAAAATTATCCCGCGCTTTATGATGTTGGCTTTCACGTTTATGGCTTGGAATGTTTGCGATTGGTTTATGGAGTTGGGCGCTGCGGCAACAACTCAGCAAACCGCATTTGTCAGCACAATAGTCGGCGCCGCCACTGGCGCCTTTGCTGTCTGGATGGGCAGCGAGGCAAAAAGATGATTTCGCAGATTTTGAGTTTAGCCAGCCCAATCCTTGATAAGTTTGTGCCTGACGCTGACACAAAAATGAAGCTGGCAGCAGAACTGGAAACGCAACTTATTTCGCTGCAAGCTGCTCAAGCCGCAACAAATCTTGAGCAAGCAAAACACCCATCAATTTTTGTTAGCGGTGCAAGACCGGCGATCATGTGGATTTGCGCTTTAGGTTTGGCTTCGCAGTTTTTTATCATGCCGATTGCTGAATGGGCTGTCGCTATTTGGGCGCCGGAAATTATCTTGCCAAAATTGCAAACAGAAGAATTGATGAGCCTAACTCTTTCGCTTTTGGGGCTGTCAGGAATGCGGTCTTGGGAAAAATCGCGTGGCGTTGCTAGAGAAAATATGAAATAGCGTTTGTCCGCCGAAAATTGCGGACACAGCGCCTCTAAGTAAATTCTGGCACATCCATGCACAAAACAAGCCAGCGGCGTTTTTAGCGTCCAGCATAGGGTTCCGATAGCTCCATCATAGCGCCATCTTTGAAAGTAAATCGGCCATAGCGCCATCATAGCGCCAACGAATAAACAGCGCGGAAAACCGCCACTTTTGTCAGGCTCATAACCTGAAGGTCGCAGGTTCAAATCCTGCCCCCGCAACCAAATATTCAACAAATTCAACAGTTTCTAGCCTCGCAAGCCTTCGGGTTTGCGGGGCTTTTCTGCGTTTTAGGCCTATCCCATAGCGCCATCCATAGCGCCATACCGTCAGGTTTTCTTCGGTTTATGCGCATTTAATGCGCTTTTATGGTTGCATAATAGTAAATATGCGCATATTGTCTTCATATGGAAACAAATTGCTGGAGGGCAAACCAATGTTTTTTTTGAAAGATAAAGTTCGCATTAAAGACGCTAATAACGCATATGTGGGTCGGGTTGGCTTCGTTACCAGCTATTTTTTCGACACAGCGACCGAAGGTTCTAAAGACTTTTGCAAAGTTGAGATCAAAACAAAAGGCGCAACGATAACCACTTTCGTTGATACCTGTTGTTTGGAGCAGGCATAATGGAAAAGCTTGTTTTATATGCGCAGCCATACAGCCTTGATGCAGAAGGCTTCTACTTCAGCGACATGACAGATTATGGTTGGAAATATTCTTCCAATCGCGACAGCTTCGGCGGGCTTGTCGAGGAATACGAAATCCAAATGATAGACGGCCGCAGTATCGACATCGCTTTTGGGATTGCGGTAGGTGTCAATCAGGCCAACTTGAATGAATTTTTTAACGCGGTTGACACATGGTCTGATTATGAGTTGCTGCGCGCAACTTTGGCGCACAAGGAAGGCATCGCGTCAAGCTGGTTTAGCAACGATGCCAGCGCCAGCGATTATGACAACATAATTATTTATGAGGACATGACGTTTGATGAGTTGGCCGAACAGTTTGTTGACGATGGACATTATGGCGAAATTCCAGAGCCGCTTGTTGGCTTCATTGACTACAAACAAATCGCGCATGAGTTGCAGCATAGCTATAGCGAAACCGAAATAGCTGGCACCAACTATATTTATCAAGCTGATTAGGAGGGCATTATGGATATTACAATTTCAGATGGCGAAATGCTGACTACCACTAAGCATGGCAAAACGGTTGGCGTCATTTATTATCGCGACCTTCAAGGCCGGTCTAAAAAAGCCATCACCAAAAACTGCCCGCAAGCATGGAAAAAGAAACGCGATCAGATACGCGATATGCTGGTTAGCGGCAGGGCTGGCGCATCAAAGATCAGCCTTGAGGCGGTTGCTGCGCAGGCTTTACGCGAGCGCCAAAAACTTATTGGCAAGCGCAACGGCTTGCGCCAGCAAACCTATGGCAACGATGAGCGCCATGTCAGGCTTCATATTGTGCCGCGTATAGGAGACAAGCAGATGGCGCGCCTGTCGGTTGCTGATGTTAACTTGTTTATCCAAGATATGCGGGTTCGCGAAATTGCGCCAAAGACGCAAAGAGAGATCGTTCATACGTTGAGCATGATTTGCAAATACGCTGTCAACAGCGGCATATTGCAGACCAATCCATGCACCAAAGGCGACAGGCAAGCCATAAAGGGCAATGACGGCGCGCGTGATGGTTATCATGCTGATGAGGTTAAAAGCATCCTTGCCGCAACGACACGCCATTACACAAAAGCGCTGATCCATGTTGCAGCTTTCACCGGCTTGGCAGCAAATGAGTTGCAGGGCTTGCTATGGGATTGCGTTGATTTAAAGGCTGGCAAAATTTACGTCAAGCGGACTGGCTATCGGGGCGCCTTAATTGACGAAACAAAAACGCCTTATCGGGTGCGCGAGTTGCCGTTAGATAGCACAACCATGCGCATCTTGCGCGAATGGAAACTGCAAGCAGACAGCGACTATTTTGTTTTCCCTAGCGCAACCGGCGTCATGGGCGATCAAAAGCATTGGTCAGGCCTGCTAGAAACGATATGTCGCCATGCGAAAGTCGAGTTTAAAGGCATCGGCGGATTCCGCAAATTTTATCACACGCAGCAATTGCTTGCAGGCGTACCGGAAAACATCCGCAAATATCGGATGGGTCATAGCAAGAAAAGCCAGACAGCGATGGTGCATTACACCGTCACCGATCTTTCGCTGGCTCATCATCCGGCTGATATTGAGAAGATTGTCCAAGCTGTTTCGACATAATCAAACAGCGCCGCGAATGGTGACTGTGAAGCACAAGGCTGGCGATTTGCCAGCCTTTTTCTTGGTAGTCATAAAGTTCATTATGGCCGACATATCGGCAGGCTATTTTTGTTCCAAACGCCAAACCCGCCACCCCTTATCCCGCCGCATGTAGCGCTTTGCAACTTTGGCGCCAATATGAATGAGCGCATAACGCAAAGACATTGCTTTTTCTTCGTCTTTGAAAAAAACACTGTCTCCATTTTTCATCAGCGCTGCTTGACTTCGCCAATAACCGATAAGCGGCGGCAATTCAACGCCGTGTTCTATGACAAGATCAGGCTCTTGGATTGTTACTTTTTTCGGCTTGGCTTTGCCAATCACTTTTCTGGTAGGAACAAACTTCTCAATTTTAATTTCTTCCGGCCTCGCCTCGCGTGAAACTTTGCCGTCAATTTTAAAATTCTGCATTATAAGTCCTCCCAACTTATAGGCTTGCGGCGCTTGTCAAAGCATACATGGCCGCACAGAAACTCTTTTGCTCCATTTACTAGCCAGCCATTGTCATCAAGCTGCACCATGCGGCTGCATTGAACGCACTTAGCCTGTCGGCTAATGTGACGGCTAGCCTTTTTCTTTTTCACGCATCGCCTCATCTGCGCGCCGCAAAAACTCAAGACCCATCTGATACAATTGACGCGGTTCCATCTGCTTTTGCGCTTGGTTTGTGCCAATGACCATCAAACACCCTTCGCTGTTTGGTATTATTAGCAAAGGGTGTTCTGGCCGTTCCGACACGCTAGAAAGGGATTTCATCTGCAAGCGGCGCCGCTGCGGCTGGCGCTGCGGTTTGTGCCGGCGCGTCTGCTTTTGGCTGCGCCAGTTTAAGCTTTCCAGCCTTCCAGCTATCCGATTTATCGCGGAGATCGACATAATAGGTCTTTCCATCGACAACCAGCTTGCCGCGCCAATCGCTGTGCCAATCTTCTTTTTTATTGGCGGCGTCATCGTTGAGGCTAATGGTTAAGTCATCAACCCCATATTTTATTTGTGGTCTATCGTCATTCATGCGCTTTGCTCCTTCGAAAGCTGTTGGACTAATTCACGTTTCTTCTCTGCGAAAATCTTTATGATTTGCTCGCTTGAAGGTTGTAAGAACCGGAACATCTGCTCAACGCCATCGAGCGTTTTAGCGGCGTTGACGGCCGTTGTTGTGATCTGAACCGCTTCGTCATAACTGCCAGCCGCTTTGATTTTTGCTTGCAGTTTTTCAAGATATTCTTCGGCGGGTGTTTTTACTGTGCCGGCGTCTGAAAGCTTTTTCAGCG